AGCGGTAGGCCGCTTCATTTGCCCAGTAAACGAGCGAATCCACGTCCTGATAGTAGAGGATGGAAAAGCCGTCAGCATCACCGAGAAAGAGCCTTGCTATCCAGATGTCGATGTCCTTTGGCGTGATGGTCACCGTATAATCGTTGCCACAGGTCAGGGCAAGCTCATGGGAGTGGTAGAACTCATAATCCAGAGAAATGCTCTCGCTGCGTGTCGCATCCTCCTCGATATCCGAGGTCAGCGTAAACACCTGAAATTCCGTATCCCACGTGGCGTTCGACCGGCTGATCCTGCCATACTGCGTAACTGTGCCGTCCGGAAAGGTAACATCAAAGCGTTCGTATGGCTCGTAAGTCCACGCATCGCCAAGGCGGAGCAGCTCGCAGACTGTCCGGTTATCTGATCGGTATCCGGCATAGCCTCCGGAAAAGCCGCTGACCGTAGCAGTGAAGCGAAGCGTATAGGAAGAACCGGAATAAACACGCACCTTATTCCCACGGATACGCATCTCGACCGTGTACATGGATGGATCGGTACGAAGGTCGGCGTTTGCTGTCCGCTCTATGGTCTGGCTGTAGCTGCCAAGGAGCGTGCTGCCGTTATATAATTCAACGGCCTGTGTGTTGTAATTCAGGCAGCAGAACAGATCACCGCAGAATACTCCGGCCTTGCCATTTCCTGTCGCAGGGAAGGCCACCCTTGCCCGCAGGTGAATATCGGAAAAGCCGTCGTATCGCCATGCGAGCTTTCCGGAGCCGTCAAGCTGGGAGTAGACGCGGCTTTCGGAATATTCATCTTCGCGCCATACCGTCCAAGAGCCTGAAAGGGTCGTCCAGTAGTTTGTTTGCAGCACACCGTAGTCCCGGAAATCCTCATACCAGATAAGGGCAGAGTCCGGCTTTCTTCTCAGCATTTCGCAGGTGAGCTTGAAAGCCCTGTCCGGCTGGCACTCGTTGCCGTCCACGTCGATAAAGTGACGCGGAGAGAGAGTAAAGATCGCGCTACCCGCAGAGGGAGCCTCCGAAAAGTTGCTGCAAACACGGTAGCCGTAAAACTGTACGCCTTTTACATCAACGGATATCACGATGGTGTGCGTTCCGGCAGATAGTGAAATGCTGCTGGCGAGCGTCGTCCAGAAGGTGCTTCTCCAATATGGCCACCAGAGCCTGCTTTCCGTAAAATGCGTCGTGTTGCCGTCAATCGAAACATAAATGCCGTTTTTATCCCAGAAGGGATAGCAGAGCCGGATGGCAATGTCGTAGGTTCCGGCGCTTGAAACGGAAAAGGTATATGTGGCAGAGCCAGCATCACCGAGAGTGGCCACGCCGTTTTCAAAGGATACAATGCCGGAGTAGGAGCTTGTCGTTCCATCCGCATCCACATAGATGGTGCCGAACTCAGCGTGTTGTTCTTTGCTGTAAGCCGTCAGATAATGCCGCCTGTTATAGGTTCCGTTCATCAGAGGATACTCATAGCTTGTGGCGTCCCGGCCTTCCATGAAGTCGTAGACCTGCGGAAGCGCCCAAGGCACCATATCGTAATCATCCCAGTATGCGAGGATCGGGATGAAGGGCTGCGGTGGGGCATCATCTGTAAAATTGTACTGCCCGGTCATCCAGTTCTTTGCCGCATAGTAGGTATTTGATGTGCCGCGATAGGTTTTACCGAGGTTTGCAGGAAGATCATAAATCTGCCAGTTCCAGCCGTATGCGGGAAGGCCGAAGAATATCTTCTCCGGATTCATGACCGTGACCGCGTAGTCGTAAATGCTCTCCAGCCAGTCCCTTGGAGAGACAGCGCCGGGAGCAGAACCTGCCCACGCCATGCCATAGCTCATGATGGCTGCCGTATCGCAGTAAGCGTTGAGGTCGCCGTAAACGCACCAGTTTTCACCTCCGACCGAGCCGTTGATGGAATTCATACCCGGCAGGCAGATATTCATGAGCTTGCTGCTGTCATAACCTTTTACTGTGTTATAGATATTCCGAAACATCGCCGTAGAAGCAGCGTGCGTGGAATATCCGTCGCCTTTCTCAAGGTCAATGTCGATGCCGTCGCACCACGGGTATTTTTCCATAATGCGGACGATCTCCGAAAGGAAAGTATCCTGAGCACCGTCTGTGTTATCCCGGAGAGCGGCAAAGATGCTGTTTGTGCCATCGTTGGATATCGTCAGGAGCCATTTGATGTGCGGCCATCGGTTGATGTAGGTCAGCATATTGGAAATGGCCACGCCGCTTTCCGTGATGATACCGGTGCGCGATACCTTAAAAGAAAAGAGACCTACCTGTGAGAGGCGGTCTCCATAGGCGGCAAGTGCCTGATACATTCTGGAATTGCCCATGAATGTCCAGACCATGCATTTGCGGCCTTTCAAATAATCATAGCTCACAGGGCATCACCTCCGTCCTGCATTTCCTGAAATTCCACATAGATTCGAGCCGACTTTTTATCCTCGACCGTGATTGGGTGCTTGCTGTCACCGGCAGCTGAGTATTGGAAAAAGCCGTCCTTGGCTGTTGCAGCGCCGTTCTTCAGGCACTCCCTCGTAGAAGCGAAAAGGTCAAATTCATCACCGGCGGCTGCAGCTGCTTTGAAAGTCGCCTTATGGGCACCTTCACCCAGCGCAAGCGAAATACTCCCGGCAGCCATCGTCTGAATCGGATAGACCTTGTAGTCAAGACCGGCAGCCGTGGAACCGAGATTGAAGATGACGCAGGTTGCAGCAGAGCGGACGATGCCGTTATAAAATCTCTTGCCTGCTTTCGCATCATCGCCATCATATTTTTCTAGAAGTTTTTCGGTATTGATGACAAAGCCTGTGACTTTATCGCCTTCCTGCAGCATCAGATCGGTAAACCAGACCGAACCGGTGCAATCTGTGATGGTGGGCTTTACCGTAATGTTTACGACGCGCTTAGCCTGCTTTTTTGTAATTGTCTCTGTAAAGCGTGTAAACTCCGGCATTTATCCATCCTCCGTCCATTGAATTTCTGATACATGTCCTACCCAGCCGGTCGCGATGGAGCCGCCCTGCAGGAGCATATCTGTGATATAGACTGTACCGGTGCAGTCTGTCACGCATACCCGTATGGTGATCTTCGTAACGCGGCCATACTGAGGAGAGATATCCTGTGCCACGTGTGTAAATGAAGCCATAGAAATCCCTCCTTCAGATCAGGTCTATAAATCGTGTTTCCGATGTTCCGTCCTCGTATTCAAATGTCACCTCAATGCCCACCTGTCCATTCGTACCTTTTGAGAGATTCTCGGAGGCAATCTGCGCCGAAAAGGTATAGCACTGCCGGTTGGCGGGCGTGATGGTCTGTGAAAGACTTTTTGTGGTATTCAGCGCACCTTCGCATTTGAAGGAAGCCGTGCCGGATACGCCATTATCTGCATCCACAGCAAATCCGGAGTTTTGCCAGTAGGTAAGGCCGGAATCTGCTCTGGAATTACGCAGGTGATTAAACGGCACCAGATCCTTCATTTCCTGACTGTCTATCAGATCGGTAGACTCCAGCGTATCGGCTGCGCTATCCCAGCGTGAGGAGGAATCGCCCAGCTCCCGGAGGGTAGTGGAAAGCTCCAGCACCGTATTCCAAGGCTCTTGCAGGTTGTATTCCCTACGGACGATTCTGGTCTTTACAGACAGGTTCAGGTCGTCATCCTTCACCATGACCGTATCGCCCAGCTCCCATGTTTCATGTTCATAGCCGGTTAACACCGACAGATCCATCGCCTTTAGTACATAGGAGATACGAGGAGATGCATAGTCCGCCAGACGCATGTTGGCATATTCCAGCATCTGATACGGATTGGTGAAGTTCGAACAATCCAGCGTAGCAATTCGTATTTCGGAAGTATAGGTCGTGTCCTGCACATACTCGTTGCCGCCATTGATCGAGGCAAAGGTCATGCCGTCCTTGCCGTAGGCGTAAAGCTTTGTAATCAGGCTGGTTGTATCAACGACACGCTGAATGGACTTCATATTTTTCTTGTAGCAGAACAGCACGCCGGAATCCTCACCGGAGAAGGTCAGGAGCTTCACGATTCTGTTTGCGTTATCAAAAATCAGGTCGCCGCCGTGAATGTTCTGTACTGCCCGCAGGATCGCCAGCGCGTTTTTCTCAGAACAAGTCCAAGTACGCTTTGTGGAGACATTAACCGTGCCCACATCCCAGTCAGTTCCCTGAAGAGCATAAGCTATCGGCGCATCTGCCGTGTCCGCGTTAAAGGTAATCTCATCCTTTTTCACGGAGTAGGCAAGATCATAGAACGCCGCCTCCGCATAGACCGTGGTGATGGCCTTGCCACTTTCTTCCTTGTCGTCCGTAATCGTGCGGATGCGATAGGTGTCGCTGACAATACGCACGGCCTTTTCGTTATCGATATAGGCGCGTTTGCTGTCCTGAAACGGCAGCTTAAATTCCAGCTCATCCACGCCGTTGATCTCACTGGTCACGATGATGTCATAGGCGTTATCCAGCACAGCTTCCACATTCCCGTCTGAGTCCAGAATGACCGGTCTTGCATAGCCAAGTTTGGTATAGAGCGG